CGAAGGCTAAGCCAGGGGATCTTAAGTCCCCCCCGTTTGACCGCTCCGGTAAGCCACTTACCTTACTACTTGTTGTGCGTTTAAACTATAATTTGAAACGCTTCTTGAAATCAGATAAACTTGCTTTGAAAGTGGGCTTGTTCCACAAAATCCACTTGGAAAGAGCGCCGGGGGTGTCGGGCTGCGTCCAGTGCTCACCCATGCCCGCATGCCGCTTTAGATAACGCTGCTTGCGAGTCTTGTCCTTGTGTTTTGTGTAATCGGAATATCCTTTTTGTCCAAATGGAACGACCTTTTCACGCCCGTTCTTTTCAAAGACGGCGTCCCATTTCTTCTCTTTTTTGTGAGAGCGCCTCACGGTTTTTAAGCGGAGGCTCATTATTGTAATTATATAATAAGAAATGGAGGAGTGGTATTCCAAAGTTCGCAAGCTGAAAGACGAGAGTGCCGACCACCACAAGACCGAACAGGTTTGTCATCATGTGTTTCACGACCTTAAACGTATGAAGATCAAGGATAAAGCAAAGTTTAAGCAGAGACTGGGCCCTGAATTTGGGGCGTGGACGATGACTCTTTACAACTATTATTCCACGGAAATGGTCGCGGCTATTTTGAATGATGACGAGTTTTGGAACTTAACTACGGAAACGGCATGGTGAAAATGGAACATTCTAGTCTAAACAGAATACATTATAATTACAAGAATGGGCGACACTATCATCGGAGTCCAGTTCGGCATCGCCAATCCCGCCGAGATTCTCACGCGGAGTGTCGTGGAGGTCATAACCGACAAGACATACCAAGCCAATCAACCCGTTTCCGGTGGCGTCTTCGATCGTCGCTTTGGAGTTATTGAGAACGGTGCGGTATGTACGACGTGTAAGCAGACTAACCTCTTGTGTCCTGGACATTTCGGACACATTCAACTGGCACGCCCAGTATATCTCTATCAGTTCATCAATGAAATCATGAAAATCCTTTCAATTGTGTGTTTGAATTGTAGCAATCCCTACCTGCCCGACGAGGAGCTGGAAAAGATCGAGGCGGCGACGTACGGAATCGCTCGCTTCAACGCGGTGCGAGACAAGACGGCGTCCTACAAGACCAAGGAACTCAAAGCTTCTTCTGCCTGCCCTCATTGCGCAACCGCCCTCACCAAGAAGGTGGACAAGGAGGAGATGACTGTCGCCCGCCTACGCGCGTCCACATACGATGAGGATTCTCAGCCCGTTCCGCTTCAGCCCGAGATGGTTCTGCGTTGTTTCCAGCGTATGTCTGCTCGCCACGTAGACTTGATTGGCTTCAGCTCTAAGTTCAGCCGCCCCGATTGGATGATTTGTACTGTGCTAGCCGTCCCGCCTTTGACTGTGCGTCCTTCGGTTATCATGGAGGACAATCAGCGTATGGAAGATGACTTGACGCATAAACTTATCGATATTGTGCGTAACAACCAGCGCCTTCGTGAAAAGATTGACAAGGGTGCCTCGGCCGACATCATTGACAATTTTAGTGAACTGCTCCAGCACGACGTGGCGACCTACGTGGACAACGACATCAAAGGCATCGCCCCTTCGGCTCAGCGCTCGGGTCGCCCTTTGAAAACTTTGAAGTCGCGTTTGGGAGCCAAAACTGGCCGTGTTCGTGGAAACTTGATGGGTAAGCGCGTAGACTTTAGTGCCCGTTCAGTCATTACGCCCGATGCGAACATTGATGTAGATGAACTGGGAGTGCCCGAGGAAATCGCGATGAACCTGACTTTCCCAGAAATTGTGACGGGCTACAACCGCGATCGTTTGATGAACAGCATTCGCAACGGACCTTCTAAATATCCGGGGGCGAAATCGGTTTTCTTGAAAGAGGACAACCGGTCACTAAGTTTGAAGTTCGTGAACCCCGATACGATTGACATTAAGGAAGGCGATGTCGTTCACCGGCACTTGGTGGACGGCGACGTAGTTCTGTTCAATCGCCAGCCCTCGCTCCACAAAGGTTCTATGGAGTGCCACCGCATCAAAGTGCTGCCCTACTCCACCTTCCGCCTGAACGTATCGGCCACTCGTCCTTATAATGCGGACTTTGACGGCGACGAGATGAACATGCACGTACCCCAGAGCATCGCATCTGCTACGGAGCTCAAGTATCTGGCTTCGGTGCTTCGTCAAATCGTGTCGCCTCGCACCAACTCGCCCATTATCCAGTTGTTTCAAGACACGATGACGGGAACCTATCGCATCGGCAAGCCGCACGTCCGAGTGCCAGAGCACATCGCGATGAATATCATGGCACGCATGAAGAAGCCGCTGTCTTCTTACAAACGCACGAACCAGCATTTGAGTGGTCAGGAAATTATCTCTTCAGTGTTTCCGTTGATGGACTTCAACGGTCGCATCACTCTGAAAGACGGTAAACTAATAAAAGGTGATTTGAAAAAGGGGGCTTTTGGTTCTCCTTCCGAAGGCATTCTCCATGTCGTTTATAACGACTTTGGACCGACGCGTGCGGGCCAACTCATTAACGATATCCAGAACATTGTGACAAAGTTCAATTTGTTCACGGGATTCTCGGTGGGTCCTTCCGACCTTATCGCAAACGCGGAAACGGAGGAAGTTATTAAGAACGCTCTTGACGAGGCTCATCGCAAAGTGTCCGATATCATGTCGAGCGTTCACGCAGGAACCTTTCTCAATAACTCAGGACGTCCTGACGGCGATGAATTGGAAAACAAGATTAGTAATGCCCTTAAGGAAGTGAGTGGTGCGATCTCGAGTCAACTGATGAAGAGTTTGCCGTCCGACAATCGTATGCGTCAGATGGTAGATTCGGGTTCTAAAGGCTCAGAATTGAATATTACGCAGATGGCGGCACTTCTGGGTCAGCAGCTCATCGCGGGTCGCCGCATCCAGTACACGCTCCAAGACCGCACGCTGCCCCACTTCGCAAGATTCGATGACGGTATGGAGTCGCGCGGGTTTGTAGAAAACTCGTTTATCACCGGCGTACGCCCTGCGGAGTTCTTCTTCCACGCGATGGGCGGTCGCGAAGGCCTGATTGACACGGCCGTCAAAACGTCAGATTCGGGCTACATCCAGCGCAAGCTCGTAAAGACCATGGAGGACCTTCACGTGGAGTATGATGGCACGGTGCGAAATGTCAACGGCTCTATTGTCCAGTTCCGCTACGGCGGCGACGGGATTGATAGTGTGTGCGTAGAAGTCCAGCCGTGTACTTTGGGAGTAATGTCGATGGAAGAGATTTACAATCAGTTTGCTGCATCCGAATCAGATTTCAAGGCCGTGTGTTCTGGCGAAGTAAAGGATTCCAACGACTTGGTACAGCAAATCATTAAGGATCGCGACATGTTGGTTCAGGACGTATTTCGTTTCAATAAAAAGGAGGAAGTGCTGGCCCCCGTTCACCTGAAGCGTATTGTAGAACGCTACAATAACCCTTACGCAACCAAGACAGCTTTGACTCCTGCGTACGTAGTATCTGAACTTGAGAAATTGTGTTCTCAACCTTGGATGCGGCACAATCAAGTGTTTCAGATCCTGCTCCGGTTTTACCTAGCTCCCAAGAAGTCTATTATTGCTCTGCGTCTTTCCAAAGAATCGTTTGACGAAATAATGCGTGAGATTCAGTTCAAGTATATCAAGGCTACCGTTCACGCAGGCGAAATGGTCGGAACCTTGGCAGCACAATCTATTGGAGAGCCCACTACCCAGCTCACTTTGAACACTTTCCACTCAGCCGGAACAGCCAAGGCGAACGCCACGCAGGGAGTGCCGCGTATCATTGAGCTGTTATCGGTTTCCCATAACCCGAAGAATCCCGGCAACGTAGTTTATTTGGATCCGTCTATCTCCGGTTCTCAAGATGCCGCGATTTCCAAGATGAAAGAGATTCAAAAAACGACTGTTCGGAATATTACTAAGTCTGTGCGGATTTATTACGACCCGAACCCCCTGTCATCCGATTCTGTAGTTCAGGAAGATCGCGATATTCTCCGGTCTTACGAAAAGTTCTCGATAACGCAGGGAAACAATTGTGCGTCGCCTTGGATTATGCGTTTGGAATTTGATCCGATGGAAATGGCGGCTCGCAACGTGATTGACATGACCAAGATAGCGGTAAGTTTAGAAAACAATAAAGTGCTACGCGTTCTCTCTTGCGTCCATTCTGATACGAATTCGCCCGGCAAGATTGTGATGCGTATCGTATTTGGAACAGACGTGGTTAAGAACGCACTGTCTCTCCGATTCATCGAGGACAAGTTGTTGGACACGGTGATTACGGGCGTCGATGGAATTGGTCGTGTGTTTCCTCGCGAGTTGTCAAAGGAACTCTTGTACGATGAGGCGGTGGGCGGGTACGTGGCCCCTAAGCAGTATGTTCTGGATGTAGAAGGCACTAATCTGCTCGACTTGTCTCGAATCCCTAGCACCGACCCCTTCCGCTCCTTCTCGAACGACGTCCACGAAATCATGGAGGTGTTTGGAATTGAGACGGCTCGTGTTATGCTTTACGAGGAGTTCATGGAGGTATTCAGTGCCGAGTATGTCAACTACCATCACATGGTCACGCTCATCGACACTATGACTTTTCCGGGTATGATTCTACAAGCTGACCGCTTCGGCATGACTAAGTCAGAAAGCGAAATTCTAGCACGCTCTTCGTTTGAGGAGACGGCCAAGCACTTGTTTAACGCGGCATTGACGGGAGAGATGGATACCATGCGCGGCGTTTCAGCCAACATCATGTTCGGCCAGAAACCGCCCTGCGGAACAGGTTTTGTAGACATTCTGGTTGACGAGACCAAGCTCCCAGAGGGTAATGAGGAAGACATCTCCGTGTTCGCAGCGGACCTGGCGGCTGCCAACGCACGCGTGGAGGAAGAAGAGAAGAAGGAAGACTCCGCCTGCCGCATGGAAGATGTGATGATGGACTGGTAATTTTAAACAACAAAATGAAATAAAAAGGCGGGCTATAAGGCCATCCTTTTTATTTTCAAATATATTTAGACCGTATTTAGTTGCTAAAAGCCAGACCGCCCATGCCGCTCATTACACGCAAGATGTTGTAGTTGATGGCGTAGACGCGCACATCCCAGGTCTCGTCGGTTCTCTGGTTCACGTTTACGGCGCCAGACATCTGCATTACGATGGTAGCCGTATCGATGCGCGAGAAATTGCACGTGCCGGAAGGCTGGTGCTCTTCGGGGCGCAGGGCAAAGGAATAAGAGTAGATGCCCGGCTGGTCAGTCTGTCCGGTGTGGTGCTGGAACTGCTGCACCTGGTTAAAGTAGTTTCCATAACGCTTCTCCATGCGGTCCTGGCCGTTTATCTGGATGAACTGCTCATACACGGCAGCGTGATCGTAAGTGAAGGGTTGGAGGCGGGTCTGACTAAATTTTGAAGCAAGTTGGCAGTTCGTGTAGTAAGTGGGCTGAACCACCCAAATCAGCTCCTTAACGGGGTGGTTGAAAGTGAGGTCAATGCGGTTTGAATAAGAGGAGACGCCCTTGTCCTCGTTGTACTGGGTCTGCTCAATCAGGTACTCGTGGCTCTGCTGGGCCATGCGGCGACGCTCCTCGGTGTCCAGGTAAATGTAGTCCACGTAGATAGCGGCCTGGATGGGTTGGGGGAGTCCGCTCGCATTGTTAAAGTTGCCAGCAATGAACTGTGCGTCGTTCCACTGCAGGTTAATCTTCACCTCGTGGTACTGAAGTGCGATGAGCGGTAGAGCGGCGCCAGGATTGCGAGTGTAATAAAAGTAGAGGGGAATGTAGAGAATGTTGTTGGGTAAAGAGGGCTTTCCACTTCCATTGTTGCATAAAGTTTGGCCACCCATCACCTGAGAGCCGCCGCCGGCACCACCACCTACCATTTGATATGTATTGCCTCTCTTTGCGTAATCGAGGGTCAGTTCGCCCCAGAGGAAGAGGAACTCGCCGTAGAGGCGGTCGATCTGCTGGCCGCCAACATCTAGCTCGGCGTAGCGGAGCAGGTTGTAGCCGAGGCGATACTGATCGTTATTGTAGGTTCCTTGGGCCAGCACGACCTCGAGGTAGGTGGAGTACATCAGGTCAGCATGGCGACTGATGATAGCCGACTGCTTCGTGCCCCAAGCAGCCTGCCCTGAAAAGTTCACGCGAAACGGCTCCATCGCGAAGTTCGTGTGGCGCTTGTAGAGCCCCTTAAAGAAGGTGATCTGGGGATTGCCGGAGATGTACGCGTCCTGGGCTCCATATGCGACAAGTTGTAATAGACCACCACCCATTTCCTTTATATGTTAGTCATAGGCATTTTTTTAATTCCCACCACGACGACGAGTCTTGCGAGCACGGGTCTTGCGACGCTGGGTCTTCTTGCCTCCGGCAGACCCGCCGTATGTCTTCTTCGCCTCCATAATCACCTTCTTGAGTCCGTCGCCCTTCTTGTAGCTTCCGTCCTTCTTCATACTCGCCATCGTGGACTTTACGTGCGTGAGCCAGGGGTTTGCCATTTTAATTAGATACGCAGATTTTATGCTCAAACGGTGATATTATAGATTGGACTACTCTGTTGCATGGGCTGGAATGACACAACGGGGTCGGGCATGGTCGGGGTCTTCAGTTGGGGAGGCTTCTTTCCGCGAAGAGCTTCCGGCTTGAGCACCATACTATTCTCCTGGAAATGTCCGATGTAAAACTCCATCATTCTATCGGTAGAGCCGTAAGACATCATGTTCCATTGGCATCCATACGTAAACAAGATTTCGGCATTATTGTTTTTGAGGTCTTCGCCCACGTCAGGAACTACCATCGTGATGTTGTCGCGATTGTAATCTATTAGCTCCTCGTTGTCATACGACTGAGCCGCCTGAGTATAAGTCAGGCGACGCAAGTTTGCGGTGGCCCACGACAAATTAACCATCTCTTCCATCATAGTTCCCTCAACCTCTTTGCCCGATACAATGATGAGCTTGTTTTGGAGATTACATACAGGTTCAATCGCAAGATTGCGGCGCTGGTATCCGTAAGAATAATCAAAGAGGTAAGGGCGGCACGTCGTCTTCAGAATCTCGGCACACGCATTGATCGTTGTGGAAATGTTAGTATGGAAAACCAAACTCAGAATAAAGGGGTCGCTGCTCACTGGACTGACGATGCTATTAAAGGCATTGTTCGCGATAGAGATACAGCAAGCTTGGAAGGGCACGGTATTAAAAGCATAATCAACTCCTAATTTCTGGTTTTTTAGACCCACTACAGGCTTCTTATCCTCGTCGGAATAAATGTCCAGTTCTACCATGCGAGGACCCGCCTTGATCACGAGGGGTAGGATACTATCGGATATATAGTCATAAATTTCCGCACCGGGAAATACGGAGTAGGATGAAGAAGCCACGTAAAAGTCGCACAGACGGTACGTCGAAGGTTGGGGACAACCTAGGGGGGCTAAACGCGTAACTTTAGGATATGTGTTAAAAATCGGCTCGGCTTTAGCTAAAGCTTTTACTTTGGAAGGCTGTAGCGTTCCCCAAATCGCGTAGGCTATCGCCACCACTAAAAGTAGTATCAGTCCATATTGAACCGATGGGGGCACCATTATTTCTTACCAACATGAAATAACACTCCCCTGAACCCCCTCACAACCTCATCCGGAACTCGCTCCTCCATGGAAATGTCCGCGAGACAACAGTAATGAAAATACAAACAATACATTCCGCACTCTGAATCTTGATATTGGTGTCTCGTTTTATTGTATGACAAGACCATACCCTTTCCGTGAACTTTGAGAGCATCCCACTGCTCTTTCCACCGCTTCATTAAACGTTGAATCTCTTTTTCGGGTTTGTGAGCATAAGAATCAAAATAAGTCATGCGCGGATACTCTAATGAAGGCGAGATGTCGCAAAAAACAGCAATCCAGTGCTGACCAGGACCAGTGCTCACATCAGTATTAAAAACAATGCCGATTTGACTATATCCTTGCCGATAAATCTCGCCGATATCGAGGGAGCAAAGAGAATCTACTAAACAAGTTCCTAGAGAAGATTGCTTATCAAAATCAATAGGCACGCATCCCAAGTATTTGTAAGCCGGAAATAGCTTGACATACTCTTTTTGAACCTTGTCGATATCAGAAGAAGAAAGCCACTCTTCGGGATTCGCTTTCCACGAAGAAGGTGCTCCGGGTTTTGACATCATGGACTGTATGACGCATTGGGGCACACCACCCTTACACCTTTTTGCTAAACGTTTCTGAATAGCACTCCAAACTTTCTTGGAATCACCTTTCTCAATCGGAGTTTCGCCCGAATGTTCTCTATTATACACTTTTCTCAAATTCTCCACTTCGCGTGGCTCCATCCTTATCTTGAAAACGGAATTTGTTATTTGCGTCACCTTCATGGTAAATCAAATGGAAGAACTCAAGACTTGTATTCGCACTTATCGCGATGTTGATAACAAACTGCGTGTTCTTAATGGTCAACTATATGACCTGAGACAAGAGCGCCGTTCTCTAGAGATTGAGTTGGGCGACATCGTGAAAAGTCCGCAGTTTGATAGCGTCCACGAGCTCCGCATCAATGACGACGGCTCGTCGATAAGGATCCAGCGTCCTGGCTGGAAGAAGCCCTGGGGCCTTTCGAAGAAGGACCTGGGCGAGCACCTGACCGCCTACTTCAAGGACGCCGGCCCGACGGTAAACGCTTCCGACTGCTTGACCTTCATCATTGAGGAGCAGAGCAAGAAGCTCGTCTCCGAGGACTTCAGTTTCAGCCGAGTGGTTCGCGATGAGTGAAAAGATTATTGCGAGTTAGTAATGTTGGTGGGGGGCAGAATATCCTTAGAGGACGATTTGAAAAGGTTCAAAGTTGCTACAGAAAAATACGAAAAATATGTCAAGCAAAATGAAACCAAACCCGAAGCAGAATTTAAGCAAGTGTATATGTCCGACTTGATTTTTGACTTAATTGAAAATGCCAATGAAGAGCCAGCTCGTAGTTTGATTTTGGAAGAGTATGAGTCAATTGATTCTAATCTCAAAAAAGAGAACATTGACGCCCTAATTGAAGAAGGTTACTTTCCGCCTTACGACAAAAGTGGCGGGGCGAAGACTTCCGAAAGCCCCCCGAAAAACAAACTCGTAATCAAAAATACTAAGGGATACACGGCTCGTCGTCCGATAGTAAAAGTTGCCGCATCTCAGCGTCCTCTGGTAAAGCTTACCGACTCCCAGATATTTGAACTCGAGCAGTCCAATTTGTTAGCAGGGCAATCGGCATCTGCATTTTTCAAAATCATGTTTCCGAATATCAGTGTTGGCAAAATGGGGCAGCTCAGGCGGGCACGATACGCGTGGGACCAGCCAAACGCCGAGTTTCAATGTAAGGTTGTATTGGGTTCAAAGGGAAACAAGAACTGCTATATTTGCGGCGTCGAGTTTAACCACGAACCCAATGAGTTGAGGAGAGTGTGCGAACACATTTTGCCTCCGCTTCAAGCCGCCATGTTTCTAAAGCTTTACAAAAAGGGAGACAATCCCAATCTTCACGAACTCCAGCTAGAATACGCTTGGGCTCATATTTGCTGTAACGAAATCAAGACCGATAACTCCTTTTTGGCGATTGAAAGAACCGCAGTAGACAAACTTAGCTTTAAGCGAAACGACGCCTATATTCAGACCTTGTTGAATAATGTCGTGAAACCTGGCGGACAATGTAAGAACGCCATTCAGCCGACAAATGTTGAGTCGTGGAAAGAGGTACGAACCGGGGCCATTAACGAGAAGATTGATCCTATCGTTCAGCACATCAACTCAAAGGGCGACGGCAGGGCTACCTTGATAGCCGGATTTCACAACTGCGTGCGAAACGAGAATTTGACTTCTTCGTTCATAAACTTACTGAAGAGATATGCCACTCTAAAGGAAATGATAATAATCAACCAACAGCTCCTCGAAGAAAACGAGAATCTGATTGAAGCCATGAAGCAAATGCTCGAGAGCAGGCACGAGGGCGGACTTAGAAAACGAACTAAACGCAATTTAAGACTTAATAGTTAAAGATGCTTTATAATCCATTCAATTATAAGAATCGCTTGATCGCCTTTAAAGACGTTCAAGCGATTCTCCAAAAACACAATTGTAAGTTTACGCCCGTCAATATTGGAATGTACCAAACTGCTATGGTTCATTCTTCTTATGTGAAACGCAAAGAGTACACGAGCCCTACTGGCGAAATCATACAGCTAGCCCCTCTCCCTACCGGATGCCTTGAGTTATTTGACGAGTCCTACGAGCGTCTTGAACATTTAGGAGATACGATTCTCGGTGCCAGCGTTTCCACGTACTTGATGCGACGTTTTCCGACCGAGCAGGAGGGATTTATGACAGATCTCAAAAAGGAAATCGTGTGTAATGAAACTTTGGGAACATTAAGTTTGAAAATCGGTCTGGATAAATTCTATATCATTTCGCGGCACAATGAAGATGCGTGTAATGGACGAATAAATTCTAAGAAGTTGGGCGATATCTTGGAAGCGTTTATTGGCGCACTCTGGACAGACTGCGGTAACGATTTCAAGATCACGTATAAATTTGTTATTTCTTTGGTAGAGCAATACATTGATATTCCCAAAATTTTATTGAATAACAGAAATTTCAAAGAGCAGTTCCAGAGATTTTGTCAGGCAAACTTTCATTGTACACCGTCTTATACTATGCTTTCTTCGGCTGAGGGAATGTACACCATGGCGGCAGTAGACCCTACTGGAAAGCGAATGGGTATAGGTTGTTCTGCAATCAAAAAACAAGCCGAGCAATTGGCGGCCAAGGACGCCCTGGCTAAGTTGTCATTGACATCGTAGTTTTAGTGCGAGGTAAATGACGAACTAGAAGTTCGCGCTGGGTTCCGCCTATAGACATATCATCTACCCCTTCAGGAATACCTTCAATAGCACGCAAAACTTCTGCCACACGCTGTGGCTGGTCGGCGAACTGAATTAAAAGCTGTGTCCGAATGACATTGCGACGCAGAGCAGGACGGGAAGTGCGAATTGAACGAGAAATATTTCCAAGACCATTTCCTTCTAGCGAAAAGTTGTCTACTGAATTATCACGCATAAAGGCCAGAATGTTCTCGGAGTTGCGGGCTTTTTTGTCTTTGATTTCCTTAATTTGACGACGGAGGTCGCGCTCCTGATCATCCATAGCCACCCACTCTTTCAAAGAGCTGCGAACCCTCTCGGTTGCGGCTTCGTCCATTTATCTTCTATACCGGCGTCTCGTTTTAGACCCCTTTCTGCGTCCCGCCTTTGCGTTCATTGTCTGAATCTTCTTCTTGAGTTCTTCTCCTTTCCTCTCCATCTGGCGCAGCAGCATCTCAAGCTTGAACTTCTTACCCGCCTCTTCCTGCTTAGCCAGCTGTGCTTGTAGCTGAGGACTCATTCCGCCGCGCCGTCTGGTATGTCTGCGAGCCATTTATATAAGCAATCGCAAAATTAGTTGCGACGCCGCCTCCGGGTTTTCCCGCCTATTTTGGGAATTAGTCGTGCTATCATCGGCCCTACCACCGGGATTCTCCCAACTTTTTTACTCATTCTTTGAACGCGGCGACCCATACTTTCCCCTTTCGTAATGACTTTTACGAGTGGTTGGCCAACTACAGGTAATGCGTTCACGACATGAACCACCGCTTGTCCCAAGTCCCCTTCAGCCACTGCTAGCGAAGAAGAAGTTAAAGCAATAAATAGCGAAATCGGAAGAACTACCGCCATTCCTACAGGCCCCCCAATAGCTGGTCCAAGGCTGTTTAGCAATGTCACTCCAATTTCCGAAGCGGTGTGAACTAACCCAATTCCGATTTCAACTACTGGTCCAAACGGGGTATTTTCCACGAATTTTATGGGGGCTTTTATGAACCCAAATGCCGTGCCAATTGTTCGAGAAATAGGTGTCGGGTCAATCCTCGCAGCCGTAGAAGTCGCTGTATCGATGACATACTCTGTCAGAGGATAGCTGGATTTGTTCGCGTCCACAACAATATTGTGCGGCGTCTTACCCCCCTTCATGTTCCCGACCAACATATCGGCCTGCTCTTCAGAAAAGATCGGCCGCGTCTTTTTCGTGTCATAGAAAGCAGACTCCCGCAGTTTCTTGGCCGATTTGAACTTTTGCTTGTGTAGGAAGTCAAGCAAACTCAGAAGCTTCACCACCTTTTCAGATTCAGCCTTCAAGCTCTTATCTATTTCCCGTTGGAGTTCGCGCTCCTTCCTTTTTAGGGGGGCATCATAAACCCACGCCACCATTAGTTTTATATGATAAATTAAAGGCATGGAAGAAGTAGGAGGTGTGAGTTGGCACTCCCAACTCGAACGCGTTATTTCAGACGAAGGAGAAAGATGTTTATGTTTTAGCTGGCTTCACGGAAAATCCCAAAAGCTGTTTTCTAAGTTGAATACGATGATTACTCTTCCCGTTATTGTTATGTCCACCATCGCCGGTTCCGCGTCAATTGGTTCACAAAGTCTCTTTACCGACTCAACGGTAGCAGGTGTTTCAATCGGCTTAGTAAGTTTATCGGTGGGAGTTTTGAATACTATCTCAAGTTACTTTGGATGGGCAAAGCGTTCCGAAGCTCACAGAATCGCGGGAATAACTTATGAAAAAGTATATAGATTTATTCTGATTGAATTGGCGATGCCGCGTTCTGAACGCATGGCTGCCAGAGACATGCTCAAAGTCGTGCGAGACCAGTGCGATCGCCTTCAGGAAACGAGCCCTCAAATCCCCGACCAAATTATCGCAGAATTCAAACATAAATTCGGAGAGTCTACACCAGACGTCAAGAAACCCGAAATCACGAACGGATTAGATCCTATTTTCATATATTCTCCAGAGCTTTCAACGCCCTCTTTGCGAAATATGACATACATGCCAGTAACGCTTGCCGATGCCCATTCTCTAAATATGCCTTCAACGGTTGATGTTATTGTTGCTCCTATGGGTCAGATTTCAGGCACGGTAACTCCTAAAAAAGTTAGTATTGTATCGCCAACAGATAAATTATCATAAAAACAAAAATATATTTAAAAGAACGCTTCCTACTCCTGCCATAATAAGCAAAAATCCTTTTGCCGATTTGTTCATTTTTTAATAGATTGAAGAATCTTGTGTTAAAACTTCCACTTCTTGTCGCACTCCAAGCAATTCACGAAAGTCGTCATGGGTTCGTCTGCCGAACGCGTTTGCATCTGGTAGTAATCGCACTTCGTCTTCTTCTTACACGCCGAACACCACATGAAGATAGAAGCACTGTCGTTCTTAGAATACAATTTCTTCTCGCTCTCAATGATTTTTTCAATAGCCGCCTTCCATCGCACTGGACACAGATCGACGGAAGACATCTCCGCAAACCCCCGAACTGAAACATCGCCTTGCTTGAGTCGTTGAAGCCAGTTCTCATCGTTTTGTACATAACTATTCATTCCTTTCAAATTTTCGTAAAGCGAGATAGCACGACTACAATACATATTCCAGAAGATACGATTGCTCCAATTGATATCCAT